TTTGCACTTACCTTGTGCCGAGAGATAAGTTCTCACACTTTCATGTGATCCTCTCTAAGTTGTTACGCTAAATTCGCCTATCATTTCAGCGTTAGCTCGGACAACCTTAACCGGTCGCCTAAGATTACCATAAAAATAATAGTCCAGTAGCAGAGCGTAAGCAGGCCAACTACTGATGTCTAAGTCAATCATTTGAGCATACCTAAGTCGCTTAGAAAACTCAGGGTCTTTCATTTGATCATCAGGGAGCGTCTCATAGAAGTACTCAGGATAGTGGATGAGAATGTGGGTCCTCTCCTTCTCAAGATATGAATAAATCTGTGGTACTACACCAAATGACCAAACCAATCCATGGAGTCTGACCAATAAGTCAAGCGGCGTTCTATCCTCTCTTTCGGGATAACATACTCGCGCTTTAACTGACTCTAAGTCATGATTCCAGTAAGGAAATCTTCCAATGAAGTTCATTCCTAAAAATTTTATCGTTTTATCTGGGTACCAACCTGGCAGCCAGAGCCGCGTCTTATCAACATTCACTTTATGACCTAACTGTGCAGCAAGTCTAGCAAACGTAGACGGGTAGCGAAAAGCATCGAAACTATCAGTTAACCATCCCTGAAGAGAATCATCGCCTTGAACGCAGACTGAAGTCATCCGACCGTCAACCTGTAAAGCAACATACTCAACAATGATGAGATTAATGATTGAATCAACAATAGCAGTGAAATAACTGCCACTAGGGACACCCCTATGCTTTTGTACTACTTCATCATACATCTGGATTGGGGTATGTATGAAATAATTACAAATATGAGATAAAACTCTATCTGAAATAGGGTCATTGTCATACTTGCTTTTAATCCACTTAAACACATCTCTAATCATAAAACTAGCTACTTTAGAGTCATAGCTACTAAAGTCGAAGTTATAAAGAGCTGAACAAATAAACTTTTCATGGAGTCTGAACCATGATTTGCCTCCATCAAGCCATTGATAATGCCATCCAAATAGTGGGCAATCAAGTACACACTTCTGTAATGGTAGGCAATACCTAGCCTCTAAGGTGAGCATATCCAATGGATACATCCAAACTAGTCTCGGTTTGTTCTCCTCAGATCGTTCTCGAATGACTTGCCTTGCAGACATTGCGCATGGCCACACTTTAATCTTCTCACCCAAAGAAAGTGACTTAAGATTTGCCGAATAAGATCTAAACGCTTTCTCTCGCATTAGACCTTTCTTCTTAAAGTCGGGGAATCCTGAGCTTGCAGAAAGATTAATATCTTTCCAGATATCTGAAAAGGAGTGCGGTTCGAGGTCTGGCACAACTTTATCAAG